GTATTGGTTATATACACAGTCAGGTTGCGGATTGTTGCCAAATAATACATCATATTCAAGTAAATTTTACTCCACAAACTGGGGAATGTCTTACAACGGCTCGGCAACTTCTACTAATTCAAGCGGGATTAACACTAATTATTTTTATCTCGGAAACCCTTCTGGGACAGGCACAATTATATCTTACATAGATACAAGTGGAGCTAAAGTTATTACACAGCATGCCTCATCTTTTAGCGACAATCCTTATAGTGTAAGGCATTACGCTTCTCATTGGTCTTCTCCAGTTAGTTGGACTTCGCTCGGGACAATAACTTTTTTACAATCATCTTCAGGCTACATATTAGTTAGGAGGTTAGCATAATGAAAGTATTTGCTTACATACATCCACAGATTAACACACTCTGCTGTGCTTTATTTCCTGAAGCTATTCCTAAAGGAGTTAACGCTCAAGAGTTTGATGTTAATTCACCAGAAGATGTCATCCTTGACAACGGCACAATCAGAGTTAAAACTTACGCTGAAAAATTAAATGAAGCTAAGCAATCTAAACTATCTCAACTTAAAACTTACACTGCTTCTTTATTATCCAGCACTGATTACATTATTACAAAAATATCAGAAGCTCAATTACTTAATGATACAGACCAAGTAGAAGCATTAAAACAAAAATACTCTTCACAACTACAGCAAAGAGAAAATATCAGAGTTTGGGGCGAGCAGTTGAAACAAGCAATAAACAATGCCACTACTATTGAAGAGTTAAACAGTATTGAAATTAAGTTTGAAGGTGATGTATAATGAGCTACACAAATAATCCGTTTAATCCAAACACCCGCTATCAAGGGCAGGTTAAAACGGAGTTAAATTTAGCTAACAATAATTTTCAGATATTAGCACAAGCTTTTAAAAACGGCGATCCAACAACAGGAATAGTAAGCCATGCAGCAATAGCAGACAGCGTAGCTAATGCTTCAAGCTCAGCTGGTATATCTCCTTTATCTATTCCCTACACACAGTTTTATATATCAAGCACACAACCTTCTACACCGTCTATTTACGACACTTGGTATAATCTAAACGATAACACTTTGAATTATTATGACGGCAGTAATTGGCAACAAGTAGATTGGACTAAATGGGTGAGTGAAGATATATGGTATAAAGCAGGTAATATAAGAATAAACAACGGGCAACTGCAAATATCAAATGACAATAATAACTGGTATCAAATATTCCCCACTATCGGTAGAGTAGTAGAAGTTATAGCAGATGATACAAACGCAGGCGATAACTTTAAAATAGCGTATTTATCTCCAGGTCAGTCTTTATTGGTAAGAAATAAAAAACTTTTCCGTGCCGCTATAACTTATCCTTCATTTTGGCGAGGTGAGTTATTTTATTACCAACCAGGGGCATATACTTCAGGCATATTACCAAGTAATATATCAGGTTCTGATGGAGTTATTAAAACTATTTACGCACTCGGCTCATCTTCACCGAGTGCAAATACATCATCATCTTTATCTTACTTAACAATAGCAAAGAATATTTATTCAGGCGTATTTAAAAGTTTTTCGGTTATGTTATTAAAATCTTCCAACACCATTTATTACGATATGGTAGCACAAGGTTTTGGTAGTGCTAACGCTTCTACTACACCAGATGCTGAAATAGCTTTTTCACGGATAACATTCCCTACAAACGGATATTTTATAGGAAGCTTCTACTACAATAATGCTACAACAAATATAGATTATGCTTTATTTACAAGGTCTATGTGAGGTGATATAGATGATATACACACCAGATCCGTTTAATCCTTATGCACCATACGACAACCAAATACCTACAGAATTGCTTAAAGCTAACGACAACTTTAAAATTTTAGGAGTTATCGTAGACTACTTCCGAGAGCATGGGTTTGGAAATGACATTGTAATAAATCCTTACATCACTACTCCTACAGCTATTCCTTACACTGAGATGTTTATACAAACATTTGAGCCGTCAAATGAAAATAATCATGACTACACACATAATATACCAAATGTTTATACATCGTGGTATAATCCTGCTGATAATAGTTTAAAGTATTACAACGGCTCGTATTGGGTGGATGTGAATTGGAAAGATTGGATTTTTAAAGACCCGTGGTATAAAGCAGGAAGATTAAGAATAAACGACAATGACGGAAGCTTAGAGTTATTAGGTTATTCAGGCTGGTTTAAAATCTTTCCTTCACTTGGTAAAGTAGTAGAAGTTTACGCAAATGATTATGACCCAAACGAAGACTATAAAATAATCTATCTTATGCCAGGTCAAACATTTTTAATGAGAAATAAATCAGTAGTAAGAGTGGCTATTATCCCAGAAAGTTATTGGCGTGGTTATATCACTTACGGAAAAGAAGATTGGCTTATGTTTAAACCAAGCAATCAAACTTGTTTAGCTACTGGAGATTGTTTAAAATTTGATTTTTATTCCGCACATTTAAATAATGATGTGTTAAAAGGTTTTTCTTTTAAAAGAGTTTCTTCTGATTACACTAATGCTACTGTGCCATTTACTTATGGCGGAGCAGGAGAGTTTTCTTTATATGCATATAACGGCGGAGTTGCGATAAATACTTACACAAGCAATACAGCTTTTGAAACTATATACACATCAAGAGTAAACCTATCTCCGAATGTAGGCTATTTTTTAGGCACTTTTTATGATGGTGGTAATAGATATAATATACCATATCTTGCTATCACAAGACAAGCATAGAGGTGTAATATGATTGATATCATAAAAAACAAAATCATTGCTTCATTACTTATCGGCGGTTTTCTCATAGGTGCAATAACTGTTTTTATCGGAGCTATGAATAAAATAGCAGAGCTTAGAGCAGAAAATAAACAACTCCAAGAGCAATTACAAAGTTGTAAAAATTTAAACAAAGACCTTGTAAATCAAATTAGAATACAACAATCAGAGTATGTGAAAGCACAAAAACAATTACAAGAAGCTTACAACAAGCCTGCTAAAAGAGTTTATATAAAGCAAACAATAAAAGAACCTGTTTATATTACAAATGAAGACTGCCAACGAATGGTAGATTTAATTAACCAAACACAGGAGCAATTAAAATGAAAAAGCTTCTACTAATACCTGCTCTCTTTATTCTGTCTTGCTCTTCAGCCAAGTATATAGAAAAGCCGATATATCTAAAATGTCAAATACCAGAAGTTCCGAAAACACAAAAACCTACTTTAAAAGATGAGATGTCTTATCCAGAAAGGTTGCAAGCTTTGTTAAATTATATGTTTGATTTAGAAAAAGAAAATGATTTATTAAGAAAAGCACAGGAGGTTTGTAAATGAATTTGTTAAAAAGACTTATGCTTTATTACAACATTGACCTTATACTTGCTGTTGTCTTTACAGTTATTGCTTTTATGTTTGTATATGACAACTCCGCTTTACTTTCTGCAATGGCTCGTAAGATTGCTTTAGCAAGCATTGGTTTAGTTTATTACTACATCACAAGATTTATTAAACTCGGACATATAGAATGGAGTGAACCGTATGACAAAATATATTCTCTTGCTTTGCTTATGTATATGGCAATTGTCATTAGCTTTGGATAAGTGTTTAAACATTGAAGCACCAACAAAAGAAGCTACGCAGAAGATTTTATCCGATAAATATCCATACTGGTATAATCTGGCTCTTGCGAAAAAAGAGACGAATTGTCGTTGGCTAACTTCTTTAGACGGACACGGCTCGGTGGGATACTTTCAATTGACACCTAAATTTTTAGACCTGATTTTAAAGCCGTTATATCCTGACTACACTAAACCTTACTCTAAAGACCATTTTTACGCATTCGCTTATTACATCAAATCTCTTAACAACTCTAATCCGTCAGGTAAACTCTTTATCACCTACCAAAGATATAACGGTGGAGATTGGGTGTTGAAGGAATGTAAAAGAGCTGGAGCATATGACTGGGATAAATGCAGGAAAGCTTGCAGGCGTGGTATGGTTTGTGTGTGGAAAATTAACGGAGAATGCATGCAATATATGAGTGCGTGTGATATCAACTACACATACTCTTTATTGATTTACGAATACGGGCAGAAGTATAAGAAAGGGCTTGACATATTTACATATTGGTAGTATAATTATATTATACTTATTTAAGGAGATATCATGTATTTTAATATAACAGCTATCAACGGTGAGCTTTCACTACCGAAAGAGGAGCTTGAGAGTTTCGCACTATCTGTTTATAGAGAATTGCAGTCTGTTTCACAACCAAAAAGAAATAGAGTTGTAAGCTATTTATCAGAATTGAATGGGAACTCTGCCATTCCAGACCCTGACGATGCTACGGGTAATTGGAGAACAAATATAAAATCTTCTATATTCTTTCAAAAAGCTTTATTTGCTTACCTATATCTAAGGGCTTTGCTTCACAAATCTACCAAATCTCTTTTATCTTTTGAAAGCAAGAAATACACTTATTTACCATCTGCTTATAAAAAAGTATTCAATCTTGGTGTTTATAAAACATCGTTGTTTGAAGTTATAGATAAAGCATTATGGTATGGTATTTTATCAGGAGAGCTTGCTGTATTACTTGACGCAGATTACACGGTTGATGAGTGGGAAGATATAGAATTTACAATTTTAGCTAAAGCTTTAAATCCTGTTGAATACTACAAATCAGCAGATAATCAATTTTATGCATATGATATGTTTTTACCGTTGGAGAAAGTTAAAGGCTTATCTAAACTCTGGAAATATAAACCTGATAAATTAGAAGTGTATAACCTTACTACAGATAAAGACAGAACAGAATACTTAATCACTTCAATGAAAGATAGATCTACATTCGCTAAAATAACTTACTTATTTGGCAGGTATGTAAACTCAGAAGGAGAAGTTTCTTTACCGCTTAAGTTTACTATTTTGAATGATATGTATCTTGTTGATGTAGAAAACATTTTACACGCTGATAAACAGTTTCCAGTAGTATCAATATCTTTTTACTCTGATGAGATGCAGTTGTCGTATGCTGATTTAATCTGGGATTATTACAAAGAAGATAGCAGAATTATAAGAGCTATAATAGATAGAGCTATTCTTTCAACTACTATGGGCTTTGAGATAAATACGGCTTCTTTAGCTTCTAAAGATGAAGTATTTACAGTAAAGCCGTTTACTGTTATAAAGACGGTTTCAGACACTCCAGCGATTAGACCATTTTCTATGGCAAGCTTTGACCCGAATGTTTTACCAGTAAGACAACTTATCTTACAAGAAGCACAGAATGTTTCAGCATTGACTGAGTTTTTAATGGGACAACCTACATCAAAAGGAAGACCAACAGCTAAAGAAGTTGCCCTTAAAACTCAAATGAACCAGAATGTTATATCAACTATTATCAACAGAATAGAAGATGAGTTTATAGCAAGAATAACAAGAAAGCTTATCTCTTTAATGTTTCAGTATCACTTAAATGATATAATCAACTCAGGAATGTTAGAGCAGTCAGAGTTAAGAGAAATAAACGAGTTAATGAATAAAGCAATAATGGAAGATAGGGAACCTTACTACTACTTAATTAAAGAATTGTATAAAGGCACAGTTGTCAAGGTGCAAGGTATGTCAGGCGTTATCAAGCAAAAAGAAGAGCTTGAGAATATCCTTAATGTAGTAGAGATGTCTTCTAATTTAGGATTAATACCATACTTAAATATGGTTGAAATCTTTAAGAAAATATTCCAAATCCTTCAACTTGATGCAGAGCTTGTTAGAATACCAACACCAGAAGAATTACAAGCAATGGCTAAAGCCCAAGCTGAAAAACAGAAAATATCTGATGAGTTATCGGCTTCAGTATCAGAGCAATTTTTACAAGATAAAGAGATATTGTCTAAATTAGCACAAGACCCGCAATCATTAATGTCTTATATACAGTTAATAGCTAATGCTAAAGTATCTCAAGCACAACAACAATCACAACAACCATCACAAGGAGTTGGTAATGCAAACACTGATAATAGCTAACATACTTGTCATTCTGTTTAATATAAGTTTAGTTATTTTCTTGTTTTATGAACTTGTGAAAATAAAACGTGAATTTAACGAGAAATTATCATTAGTAGAAAGCTTTGAGGTAAGATTAAACGAGCTTTCGGAAGCAGTTAAAATCTTAACAAAAGCAAGTTTAGATAAGTTAAAAACTAATAAAGAGAAGCCGAAAGTTATCCCTTTTAAAGTAGAAGATTTAGAAAAGATCAAGGAGCAATTAAATGTCTCTAACTCAACCTGATTTCTTATCAATAGAGCGGGCTTTTAATATGGTTGTTAAGCAACCTACTTTTATAAAGTTTGGAGATTTGATTGTAGGTAGAAAGTTTAAAGATGAAGTGTTTTTTGAATACAGAGCTAATGATACAATAACTCTCTACATTAAAGAATTATTGAAAAAGTATAAAGCGAAAGTTATTACTGATTACTATAATCCAAACAGACAAGCTTTCGTTTTAATAAACGGGCATAGAGTATTCTTTTCTCAAGATGTTATGACTTATACCGGTCATACTCATTATCTTTTATTCCCAAAGCTTTACACTTCAGACTTTAAAGACTTATCCGTAGCACATAATATGCTACAAATAGTAGAAGGCAAGAAGACAGAAAAAGAGGTTAACAAAATCTATCAAGATGTGGAGGAGCAGTATTTAAAATGAAAGCGTTAGTAATTGGCACAGGCATAGAATTTTCGCATGTTTTAGCTTTAGCGGAAGCAGGAGTTGAGACTTACTATTACACGGACTTCATTTCAACCTTTCCTTCATTTGATGATTTTGCATCAGGCTACGGATTTACTAATATAAAGAAAGTGCATAATCCTTTTTCATACATAGACAAGGTAGATTTGATAGCTAACTTTGATGTTCTTAATGGAGATTTATTTGAGTTTTTGAAAAAGAAAGGCTACAAAACATTTGGCGGTGGAGTAGCTACAGAGTTAGAGTTGAATAGAAAAGCTTTGAAATCTGCTTTAAATGTAATCAATTTACCATCACCTAATTACAAGATTGTTAAAGGATATGATAATATACCTGTGCCATCAGTTGTTAAGCTATCTATATTCAGAGGCTCTATGGAGACTTTCATACTCAAGAATGAAACACAGAAGAAAAATATTAAGACAAAGCTTGAGATAGAGTTTGGAGCTTTCTTAAACGATATGGAGTTTGTAGTTGAAGAGTTAATGGATTTAGATAAAAACTATGTAGAGGCAGGTATAGATGCTTTCTTTGATGCTGATAAAGGCGGTTTTATCTTTCCTTTATTGCTTGGAGTTGAATATCGCAAAGGTGTTTATATAGGCAGAGTTATAAACAATCTTGGTGAATTACCTAAACCAATGCAAGAAACAGTTTTAAAGCTATCTCAGTTGTTAATTAAAACTGGATATAAAGGAATGCTTTCTACTGAAGAGTTTATCAATCTTAAAACAGGTAAGCATTACTTTTTAGATATCACAACAAGAGGAGCATATCCTCTGTCTCTTGGCTATAGACATGCAATAGAAAATTTTAAAGATGTGGTATTTGGCGGTGCTAATCCAAAGTATAAAGGCAAGTATTATGTAGCAGTGCCTTTCAATATAACCGAAACAAGAAACATGTTTGTTAATATAAAATATCCTGATAAAGACAAAAGATATAACTTTGAAGCTTTGATGAAAGTTAAAAATGAGTATTACATACCTAAAGCAGAGCAACCTTCAGGAGGTATAGTTTGCGAAGTATTTGATAAATTAGACTTTATTAATATCAAACAAACTATGTCTGATTTGCTTAGCAAGATTGAAGCTTACTCTTTAACAGATGAGTTAGAGCAGTTGGAGGACTGTTATAATGAGTTCTCAAAACTTGGAAAATAACTTACCTGTTAAAAAAGAAGATGAGTTAGAGAAAGTAGTTAAAGAGAAAGCTTCTGTAAAGTTTTCTCAAGATGATGTAGTAAATTACTCTACCTATAGACAGGTAGAAGATTTAGAGACTGCAAGAAAAATTTTACGACAGGCTTATATTGAAGTTGAGCTTTTATTTAACGATGCTGATATACTTAAAAAATCTAAAAACCCAGCAAGGACAATGAATGAGCTTATACAAACTAAAATTATGATTGCCGACAAGTTATCTTCTTTATCTAATGCTACTGACAAACTAAAACCAAAACAAGACCAAGCATCTACTCCTTTAATAAATATAAACATAACAACTCAAAAATCTATTGAAGACTTTATAGAAGTGCAGGTTGAAGAATGAATATAAATACTACTAAAACGATTATAAACGTAGAAGAAAGCTTTAAAGAATGTGGTAGGACTTCTTGGAAGTATAAATTTAAGAATAATACGTGGTCGGATTGCAGTATTTGGAATGACGCTAAGCGTTATTATTTCTTAGCTGGTTATGTCGCTCAGGTGTATATAATAAATTCACCGCTTATCCCTAAAGGAAGTGTTTTAAAATTTCCGTTTCCTGTTAAAACTTATGAGCCACATCTTTTCACTTCCTTTAAATTTAACAATATAACCAGACCTGTTTCTGATATAAGGGAGTTTATAGTAGGCACTGAGTTTGTAGTGAAAGAAGATGTAGTTAACAGGGAGCTAACATTTTACTTAAATTCTGACACCAAAATACCGAAAGAGTATATACTAAGCAAATACAGAGTTGTTTATTTACCTATAAATGCTAACGTTTCTGTAAATGCATATATTAAAGATATAAAAGCAATCAGAAGCCATTTTGTTTACGCAACTGCGTCAGCTACTATTCCTTTATCCATAACCTGTGATATCGCAACTGCAAGAAGTGTATATATAGCATCTATAGGTTATATTAACACCGAAGCTTATGCAGATTTAATCAGACTTGAAAACATAGAAGCTATCGGTAAAATATATACTTTATCTGACGCTACTTTAAAATATACTTGTTGCTGTTGGGATAATATTGACACTTGGGACGATATAGACACTTGGGACGATATCAGCCCATATAGTTGTAAGTCTAACATAACCGCCCAAGCTACCATATCATTAACAGGTTCAGCATTTGTTATTAACATAGGAGAAGTTAACGCAACATCTACTATACCTGTATCAGGTGCAGTAGTTTTAGGTAATTACGGAATAGTTAACGCAACATCTACTATACCTGTATCAGGTGCAGTAGTTTTAGGTAATTACGGAATAGTTAACACTACATCTACTATCAATGTATTAAGTGAAGCAACTCTTAATGATTACAAAACACTAAATGCTTCATCTACTATATCTGTCTTAGGTGATGCATCAATTGTAGAAAGTTGCGATTGCTGGGGTAATATAGATACTTGGGGGGATATTGACACATGGAGCTAAAATCAATTGACTTACTTAGCTTAGATTTAGCCAAGATTACAGGCGATTTTGTCAAGCTGAATGAAAACAAGAATATTATATTTCCTCGAACACTTAAGAAAATTGCATCAAAACAACCGCTTCATGCTTTTAATGTTTACGATGGCTTTTACTTAAACGATAAGATTGTTTATATATACGACAAGTATTACGACTATGTTTTATACAACTCTGAAAAAGTTTTTGAAACACCTAACTTTAAAGGCTTTTGTGTTTTCGGTGATACCTACTTTATTTTTTATCAAGATAAATGCTTGATTATAAACACTGTATATGACACAGTTAAAGTTGTAAGCTTGTTAATAGATGATGCAAGAATGAGTATATTAAAAGTTAAACAAATAACTCCGCAACTATTTGCTATCATAACAGCTAATCCAACAACAATACATCTTTTCGGGCTTGATAGTGCAGGTGTTTTAGCTTCTTCTGATGACGGGAGTGAAGTAAATTTAACATCTTTTTCATACGCTACTTTCTCTAACCCGACAGTTAATGTAGATTTAATCTACTTCCAAGATAAACTTTATCTTATCGGAGATGATTACACAGTTATTTTAAATATGAATATTAAAGACATTATCTACTTACAAACACAAGCAACCTTTGACTACAGATATACTCCGTTCCAAAATTTTGAAAACGTAGGAATAAAGTTCATTAGAGAGACACAATCATTTTATGTGTTTTATAACACGCTATACAACTCTTATATTTACATAACTAAAGACTTTAAAAACTTTTACTTTGGAAGAGAAACTGTATTTTTAACTCCTAATGTTTGTTTTAAGATAAACGAAGATAGTTTCTTTATTACTACAGACATTTTACAGACAGACTACAATCCAATAAACAACTACCACGAGATTAACTTCAGATTATCCACACCGTATATAGTTTTAAAGTCAGCAAGAGTTTTTATTCCTGAAGTTCAACAAGACAGTGGCAGAGTAGCTTCACTTATTATTGAAGCAAGATATGATAATGGATATAATATATGGAGTTATGGTATAATGTATAACAAAAGCAATTATAGGTTGTTAGCAAGAGGCACTGATTTTGTGATAACTATTCACTCAAACAATGCTTTAAGAATAGAGGAGTTTTCTTTATGGGTATAGAGATAATACAAGGTAAAAGCGGTAAATCGGTAAAGGTAAAGCACGGAGTAGTAGTGTATGTAAAACCTGACAAATCAATGGAAGCAGAGTTAATTTTAAATGAAAAAGTTATTGACACGACAAATTATTCTGCTATAATATTATTAACGGAGGTTGATAAAACATGGCAACAACATTAACAAAAAGCTTTGCAGACTTAGTAGCACCGAAAGTGAGTTCGCTCCTTGTTGCTCTCATAAGACAAGACGGGACAGAATGTCAAGGCGGTGGTTATCAAAGACAGCAGGTATCTACTTGTTCTACATCTGAAGACGCTACATATGTTTACATTACGAATGCAAGCGATATAAGATTTCCTGTAGCTTCTGAAGATGTAGCTCCAACCACAAACCCGATAACTCAACTAACACTTTATGACAACGCTTCACCTGTAGTGACTATTGATTTATCGCAATCTAAAGCTTACTTAACACAAGACCAAATTATCATACCTGCCGGTAGTTTGGTTATAAGATTTCCTAAATCAAATACATAGAGGTAGCTTGTGAGTTTTGTTCTAACAGATAAACAGGCAGAGATTTATAACTCTTTCTTTTATGAGCCAGATTTAAGGTGGATACTATCTGTTGGCGGTAAAGGTTCAGCAAAGACTACTGCCGCAGTTATAACCCTGCTTACTTTATTCTTTGACGAAAAGTATAAAAATTCACAAATACTTATTGCAAGGGAAAGTTTAAGAGATTTGAAAAACACACTTGTTTCTGAGTTTAAAAAGAGATGTGTTGAGATTGGAGCTAAGCAAGATGAAGTGTTTATTATCAAAGACGATTTACAGTATATAGAAAATCTAATCACAGGCACAAGAATATTCTATCTCTCTTTATCAGACAAAAACCAACAATATCGCTCCGTGTTATCTTACGAATTTAACGTTGTTATAATAGACGAGCTTGACAGAATTAGTGAAGAAGCTTTCGACGAAGTTTCACAAAGAATGAGATTAAGACGAGAGTTTAATAGAGGCTTGCTTAATCTTAACCCTGTGCCTGAAACTCACTGGGTTTATAGGAAGTTTGTAAAAGAAAATTATCCACAGACAAAGATTATTAAATCTTCTTCATACGACAACTACATCAAAGTTAAAATCCCCGTTTCTGTATTTACAGCAAAAGCTATGCCGTATGTTTATGAAGATAAAGAGTATTACACAATCGGTAATACACGGTATGAAGTAATAGGTAGAGACGGGGATTACATTTTCGCTAAACAGTTTAATCTTTCACACTCTTTTTATGTTGAGATGGAGCATAGAAATTATGCTTTTAAAAGAGTAATGCTTCACGGTGAATGGGGCAGTGCTTATGTTGATAATGGTTTATACACATCCACCTTTACTGAAGCAAATGTTTTTAAAGGTGTTATAACTCCTAAAGATTTACAGTTTTATTATAAAGTATATGCAGGCTTAGACTTTGGCTTTAGAAGACCTGCGTTTGTCCTGCTTGCTGAAGATGAATGGGGCAGGTTGATAGTGATTGATGAATTGCTTGGAGAAAATGTTTCTACTCTTCAATTTATAGACTTAGTTAGAAGAAGGTTAAGGGAGAAGTGGAAGCTTGATGCTTTACAAGTAGAATGGTATGGTGATATAGCAGGAAGACAAGCAAGCCAAACAGACGGAATGTCTATCATTAGTAGAATAAGGCAAGAGTATAATATCGATGTAATTACAAACAAAGTGCCTATACTTGATAGTGTAGGTTTGATTAGAGAATTGCTTGATAAAGACATCCGCAATCAAAAAGCTTTACAAGTTTCACCTGATGTTCCAATCTCTATGGCAGGCTTTCTCGGAGAATTTAAGATGGACGATTTTGGCAAACCTATAAAAGATGGCTACTACGACCATATACACGATGCTTTAAGATATGTGATATGGGGAGTTGCAAGACAGAAAAAGTTTGACACTTTTAAAGTAGTTGTGCCTGAGTATTGACAAAATTTAAAAACGGAATAAATTTACTAAAGGAGGATATATTATGGATAACGAAATGCAACAGCTTTTAAAAGAGTTAGAGGAGCTCGTTAAAGAGCCTGAGGCTAACGCACCACCGCAGCAGTCTATCAACACACAGCCCAACTCTTCCCCACAAGCTAACACATCTGGAGTAGAAGAGCAGTTTAGAGCATGGAAAGAGCTTGGATTGATTAGGTTTGGATCACAGTTCGGGCATTTAAAAAACTTTTCAAAAATCCTTAATTTAGTTATTCCAAAAGCAGACCAAAAGGTTTTAACTGACATTCAGTCAGGAAGAGTTAGAGATGAATACTTTGATTATTTAGAAGAAGCTTATAATGAAGTGTTAAAAGAGATAGCTTCTTTCTCCAAAGACATTCTCTCTTCACAATATCAGTTTGCTAAACAGCAGATGCCTACATCACAACAACCACCTACACTTAATTTTAAAATGAATGATTATGCTAATGAGTATAAAAAATATCTTGAAAAGATTACAGCTAAAGAAGCAGCGATAGTAGAGTTTTTAGACGGTATAGAAGACGGCGGTAAGATGAGAAGAATTGGAATACCGAAAGCTTCTATCCGTGAAAATGTATCTTTAGACGAAACTAATTAAAAGGAGGTTATTACACAATGGCACAAGTTTTTTGGCAGACAGTAGCAACACCAAATCAAGCAGCGTTTAGTTCAGAGGTGTTTATTGACACTGGCGACACAGCACCTATTACAAGAGCTGAGATGTCTAAGGAGCTGATGAAAAAGGTAATGCCAGAAGCAACATTCAGAAAGTATGTATCTAAGTTTACAGAGTTCGGACAAAGACAAGGTAAATATCTAATCATTCCGAAAAAGTTAACTCGTGGCTTTGATACGCTATGGAAAAATAACATCGGCGAATTTGACCCATTACCTACACAATCTATGGCTTACAAAACTTCTGACATAGCAGTTGATGAAAGAGGTCTCCAAATGCCGATTACTCTTCATGCAAGAATTTTTACTCAGTTTGACATTGTTGCAGAAGTTAGAGAGCAACTATCCAATGCCGTGATTGGCTCACTTGAAAGAGATTTATTAACTAACGCTTTCGGATATTTAGATGTATTAGGTTTAAAAACAAGTTCTGGCATATCTGTTATGCAAGGTAAATCTATTTTACCAACAAAGACATTTTCACAAAACACTACTCCAATCACAGTAGAGCAAGCGGATTTATCAAATGTAAGCTTTTCTGGGTTAACTCTAAAAGACATTCTTAACTTCGCACACATCTTAACAGATTTAAATGTTCCTTCACTTGACGGTAAAGGCTTTGGTAATTACCTTGTTATTATCAACCATCAAGCAGAAATGAGATTAATGTCTGACCCTGATTTTAGCACGATTGTATCAAGATTGGGAGATAGTAGCAGAATTTATGATGGTTATGTAGGTAGATTTTACGGTCAGGATATTATCCTTGATAAAGGAAAATGGATAGATTACTTCTTAACACAATACAACCCTGATTTAGGCTTGTATGGAAACCCTAACTTACAAGGAAAAGCAATAGCTATATTCTTGTCTAAAGACGCAATCAGAGAAGCAATTGTTTTACCAGAGCAAGTATTACCAACACAAACAGTAGATCACGGCAGATTTATGTCTGTAGCAGTGCATACTGTAAGAGGAGAAACACCTACTTGGTTTAGCGTTGAAGGTCAACCAGCAGGAGCAATTTTAATCGGAGCTTAATCTATGACTAATCAAGAGTTTATAGACTTTGTCATACGGGATAAAAAAGTCCCGTATGACGATACTTTACTTACACAGATATGGAATTACTTTAAAATCGCTATTCAAGATTTAGAGACAAGGATTGATTTTGCTTACAATCACAAAACAACCTTGTTCTCTGTTCTTAAAGATAACTACTTTATCACTATTCCTGACAATGTAAAGTATATTAAAACTGTTTACGATAAAACACAAAAGCAAGAGTTATACGGTGATAAAGACACTAAAGCATTTTTCTTAATGTTTGATGCTACAGCTAAAGGATATCCTAATAGATACTACTACGATGCTGTAGATAAAAAGCTTTACTTTTCTTGTTCTCTTATTGACAATAATGACTACATAGTTGACTACTATGTATATACTTACAATGATGATACATTAACATCTCCGACAGCTTCGCATCCTTTATTAACTGAAAATTTTGAGTTGCTTAATCTAACTATGGGATTGTTAATAGAAAGATTTTATTCTGCTGATTTTAACATTGAAGCTAAGCTTAAAGAGTATATGGAAGCCAATGAGAGAGCAAGACAAGAGAGAAGGGAATACTCTAAAACATTAATAAGAATAGACAACCCGAGGTATTAGATATGGCGTTTTTAGGAGATTTCGGAAAACTTTTAGGTAATATAGGAAAAGGTTTAGGCGGGATAGCAACTGGAGCTATCAGCGGATTTTTAGGCACAGGCGGAAGCCCTTGGGGAGCATTGTTAGGCGGTGTTGGTGGTTTGTTTTCAGGTAAAGAAAGCGACCGCATCGGCACTTATATCCCCCCAACGATTCAAGAAGCTTACAACATAGTTAAAAACTTGGAAGGTCAGGTAGGAAATATAGCCAACCTTCAATACAGCATTCAAGCTCCGTTTGTAAACGAAGCTTATAATATATTTAAAACCACACCTTTTACATACGATACTTTATTTAAAGAAGCTGAAAGAAATATATCCGACAAATATAACAGTTTATTTAGCAATGTTTTTCAACAAATGAATAATCAATGGAGTAAATCTGCACTCGGTTTATCTGCTTTAGGTATGTATAACTCACCTGCAACTCAGTTAACACAATCTGATATAGTTAATCAACTCTACGGAAAAGTAGCCGAAGCACAAACTAAGGATTTAGTAGGGCTTGATAAAGACAAGCTGAATGCTTTCTTAAACTACTATGATAAAGCTCCGCAAGTGTTAACTTCTTTTTCAGATATTTTCACAAGCATAAATCCAGAAATTAACAAATTTGATTTACAACAAAAGCTTGCAGGTTTATTAAACGGTTTATCTTCTAATGTGACTATCTATCCAAAATCAACTCCTTTACAACAGATATCGTCTTCTCTTAACAACTATATTAAGAATAGTCAACAAGATTTACCTGACTTCGGTCAGACAATGAGTAGTATATTTAGTAAAATAAAAGGAATTTTTAGTTAAGGAGTTAGCCATGCATATTTTAAACCAAGAAGGTTTCGCACAGTTAAGTAAATATTCAGGCAACCCTTTCTTAGATGCTTTAGTTGATTTGCAAGATGTGGTGAATACTATTGCTGAAGCCAAAACTTATAAGCCGTATATTGAAAAATACTCAGACCCTAATTTAACAGATTTGAAAGATAAGATTAAAACATATTTACCTGAAGCTGTAGGTAAAGATGGGAGTATTGACTTCAATAAAATACAAGAATTAGCATCAGCAGGTAATCCTTTAGCAGAGCATATTTTAACAATAAAAGAGCACAGAGAAACTTTTTCTAAAGCACCACTTGGAGGTAAGTTGGCGGCTATTAAAAATGATGCTTTAAGAGATATAATCTCTGGCGGTGGTTTAAAGAAAACAGCAGAAGTGTTAAAGAAATCTCAACAATTTGACGAATTTTTAAAGAACCCTAATATACCTGACTACTGGAGAGCTGTTTTATCAGCCAACAAAGAAGCGTTTTTATCTAACCCAACACTCCTTGCTTTATTTTCTAACATATTCACAAACACACAAGCTCCCACTCAGCAACAAACACAAGGAGCCGAACAAGCCGACAATACTTTTAACACACCTGCTATGCAAAGCATTCAATCTATCTTTAATGCTAAAGCTAATGATGTTTTACAATCTCTCATTCCTACTGCTACTCCTTCAACTTCTGCTACAACAGATACTACAGAAAGAAAAAAGCAAGCTATAAAAAAGTTAAAACAAATAATAGAAACTAAGAAAAGTAAGAAACAGAATAAACAAGAAGAGCAACAGCAAGAGCAACAACCACAGCAACAGCAACAAACTTCAGGAATTACATTCCCATTCCCAGCAACAAATTTACCTATTTTTCCTTATGGATATATACCACCAAAAATAACTACTTCATGGTAAGGAGATGCTATGTGGGGAGCAATATTAAGAGGATTACCTTTATTAGTAGATTTAGGAAAAGGTGCAATAAACTTCGCTAAAAATCATAAAACAATGTCTACAATTTTAGGCGTGCCAACTGTCGGAGCAGGAGTATTAGCTTTATCAGGTAAGGATAACTCGCAAGAACAAGCAACTACTCAAACACAAGAACAAGCTACTAATCAAGAGCAGAAGCAATCTCCTAAACAAGGGCAAAAACAAACAGCTAAAAAATCAGGCAACGGAAAAACTACTACAGCCAACACATCTAAACTACCTCCTTTAAATGAGATTTTAGGCACAGGCTCTAATGTTAGCGGAGACCTTCCTTCTCCTACATCTGAAGCAGACGGTCAAGAAGGCGGTAGCACACTTTCTAAAATTGCATCTCAGATATACACTTTATTTGGAGAGTTAGATAAACACAGACAAGTTTATGATAATTTATCACAACAATACTTACAAGCTAACGACATCTACGAAAAACAGCTATTACAAACAATGCAGACTATACCTTTCCTACTTGCTAAAACTCCTTTAAACAATATCACTACAGAAGATTTAAACGAGCATTTAACCAACTTACTTACATCTATGCCTTACACTGAAGCTGTAGAAAAAGTTAATAATGTAGTAAAAGGTTATTATTTAGCAAAGACAAATGGAGTTGACCCTAAATCTTTATCCACCACAGATTTGACTATGATAGCCGAAAATCCAGTTTTAGCAAGGTCAGTTAATGAAAATATAGTGCAGTTTTTAGAACAGACAGGAGAGATTTTAAAATACAAAATCAAAAGCAATATGGATAAAGTTGGAGCATTGAAAGACCAATATCAAAATGTGTTGAAAGAATTAGAAGAAAAAGGTAAACTATATAAGAGTATAATTGATGCAATCAAGTTTGAGATGAAACAAGATTACGATTTATACAAATTTAACACAAAACTAAACACTGATATGCAGAAGTTTTCACAAAAGCTTGCATACGACTATGCAAATTTAAATGAAAGAAAAGAATACCACAACAAACAAACTGCTTTAAGAGAAAAAAGTTTAGAAGCAAAACAAGAAAAATCTAACGCACCTTTTAGTAAAATGAAACCAGAGGAGTAAATAGATGGATATCGGAAAAGTAAAAGACACCGTTAGAGAAGGCTTTGAGTTTGTGGCAAGTATTCCTACGGAAGCTGCCGATATTACTTACGGCATTGCTAACACTATTTACTACAAAGCTACAGGGCATGCTTTAGGAAAGCCTTTACATAGTAAAGTGATGGTTAATGACCTTACAGACAGACTGATTAATAGAAAAGTCTTTCACAACATACCTACAACTCGTGAATTACAAAATCCTAAAACAGCCAAAAAATATTTTACAAACGCAGTTAATGAAAATAATAAAGAACTTTTAGATATCACTTTACAGAAATCTTTAGAAAATCCAGAAGTAGCTAAAGCTGTTTTAAGACAAGCCGATGAAGATTTTTATAACAGGGCTGTTGCTGTATATCAAAATAAAGCATCAGAAAAAGATAAGGTTGTAGCAGCAAGAGAGTTAAATCTTTTATCTGAATTAGCTAAAAATCCTGAGATTAAAAAGCAAATACCTAATGTAGTTAACATAGTAGAAAAGTTGAATAACAAAGAATGGCTTAATAAAAATCCTGAAGTTTTAGGTTTAAAGGAAACTTTAGACAAATACAACACAGTAAATAAAACACTTGATATAATTAACCTTCTTTCAGTTGCTACTTTCGGAGCAGGTAAAATTGGAGCAAGAGTTTTCAAAACTCCTTTATTAAAAGCAGTATCCCATGTTGTAGCAGGAACAAGTGCAGCAACACCAATTGCTACGGGAGTATATAAAGCTTCAGTAAATCATGAAAGCTTATTCCAATCTCTTTCACCGTTTGATGTTTATGTAGCAGGAGATATTGTTAGAAGTGGTAAAGAGATATTAAAAACAAAAGAAGAAGTTTTAACACACGAAGTTTATAAACAACTCCAAGACCCGAACTTTAACCCAACAGAACACTTGATAACTTATCTATCTAAAAAACATGATTTAACAAACAGTGAATTACAAGAATTTAAAACTGCTGTATTATCTACACAAAAAAGTGAGTTTAGCGATTTTGATAACATTTATCAAGTAATCGCAAAAAATGTAGATGAAAAGTATTCCGCTATTTTTAGAAGAGCAATCTCAAGAAAAAGTTTTGAAGATGAATTAGTAAAATACCACAATCAAATCATTAAAGCTTTCTTAAACCACAAACCTTTAAAAGAGTATATAAACAAAGTTTATTCTAAGAATGGGAAAATTACTATAGATGATGTTAATCAGTTAGAAGAAGATCTTTATCAAATGTCTAAGAAAGACCCTGTAATTGCTAACTTTATGAAGTTTAACAGACAAAGCAGATTGCTTAGTGAATTAACCAATGCTATAGAACATGGTAATAAAGAAGTTGCTGTAAGTATTATCAGACCTTCTGCTATTAAAACACCGACTGAATTAGAAGGAGATGCAGCAGAAGAAATCCCAGCAGTAGAAGACAAAGTTATAGATTTAACACAACCGCTTAAATCTATACTTGATGATTTAGAAAAAGAGTTTAAAGAAAATGCTACAGTATCAATTACATACAAAACTAAATCAGGTGATGTTATATCAAGAACAACTAAAGCTTTTTACTCTCCTTCAAACGACCAGTTTAGAGTTTTGAAAGGTAAGTTTCAAGTTTTACAAGACGGTGAGTGGAGAGAGATTGAAGATGCTTTTACTATACCGATGACAAGAACACATGAATTAGAAGCTGCTTTAAAAGATATAGCTAAAGCAAAAGGTTATGATGATATTAAGTTTGACAAAGATGCAGTAGAGTATATTAAACCATCTACTGATATATTCCCGCACAAACTTGTTAGATTAGCCGATAGATTGCTTAAAGTAGAAAACACACTATTAAAGAATAATCAGAAAGTAAAAGTAAAAGAAGTTGAAGGCTTTAGAAAACTTGTAGAAGAAGCTTTCGAAAGCGGTTATCTACCGCACATTGTTAAGAAAGAAGTAAATGGTGAAGAGGTTGGGTTTATTTATCCTTTAGATTATTACTTAGAAGCGAAGCCTGATGTTGTATTTAAAGCTTTAAAAGACAGTATTATAAATCATACTAAAGATATTATCTCAAAGAGTAAAGAAGCTTCAGGCGGTTTAAAAGAAGTTATATACGACGAAGGTGGTGCTTTACTTAACCTTGTTAAGAATGAGTTAGAAGAGTATAACACAATCTTTAAAGGCGTTAATCAAATCGGTAAAGAAACTTACTCTAAAGTTAAAGACTTTACTAAAGCAAATGAAGAGTTTACAAAAACAATTAAAGACTATGTTAAAGATGTTGGCGGTAATCTTAAACAAATGAGAAGCTCCATCACTAAAATAAAAGGTAGTGTTAAAAGCTATGTGAAGGAAGATGGTAGCGAACTGTCAAAAATGATTAATCACGAATTAAAACAACTTGAAGAATTATCTAAATCACTTGGCTCCAAAGTTTTTAAACTTGCTGAAGCGAAAGATTTAAAGTTAGGTGTTAAAGGTTATAACAATCTTGGTAAAGAGATGTTGTCGGATATAGAGAAAACAGATAAAGAGATAAAAGAAATACATACAAAAATAAATAAATCTCTTACCAACTTAACTAAACATATCCAAGAGCATACTAAAACTGGCGGAAAAGAGTTGCTTAAAAATGTAAAAAATGATTTAGAAAACTTAAACGAGATTACTCAAAGATTAAAATCAAAGGATTTATACGAAGCAACTAAGGAATACTTTAACTACGCTAAAGAAAGTTATAAAGAGTATGCTTCACAAATGGGTGATGTAGAGAGTAAAATTAAAGAATTAAGTGAGTTGGCTAAGACTTTAGCTTCTACTGAAAGAGTAAGTTTAAAAGACAATATTAAGATTACAGACACGATAGATAAATCGGCTTTAAAAATTGATACAATAGCTGACACTATTAAGAAAATAGCTACAACACCTTACGCAGAAATGAAGAGAGAAGGAGCAGGGTTTGCTACTACATTTGATAACTACGAAAGCTTCCAAGCCTACGCTTCATTGAAGTATTTAGCTCCTACTTTTAAACATTTAAAATCAACACAATTTTTAAACAGTTTATTAGAAGAGTTAGAAAATATAGAAAAATATAACCCGCACGGTTTAAAACCTACACAAAGCCTTGTAAAAGATTTTTTAAAGCTTTACCTACACAAAGATTTAGGAGATTTTGCTAAAGCACAAAGATTGCTTGGAAATATAATAACTCTCCTTAATCCTTCCATTGCACTTGGAAACTTTGTTGCAAGCTTGCAGGCTTTACACTCTTTATTCCCAAGCTTAAATCTTATGAAGATAGGTGAGATAAAGAATGTTTGGAATAAAGAGTTTAAGAAGATGCTATATGCAGACGGCTTGTATAAATACAATATCCTTAACCCGTTTTATACAGGAATTGAAGCAATACTTAAATCTCATGTATTAGCTAATGTTAAGCATGAAGAAACTTTTAATAATGTGATATTAGACTATGCTAAATCTATGGGAATAAACGATGAGAAAATTATAGAAAGCATTAAAGCTTATTATAAAGACAGAAGAGAAGAGTTAGCAGAAGATATAATAAATCATATATCAGGTTTAGATGCAGGAGCTTTACAAGCTTTTGCTCTTAAGTTTGGCAAGTATGGTGAAAGTATAATGCCGTGGTATAGATTTATCTTTACTCCTTTTGCTATCGCTATTCAAACAATTAGAAACTGGAAAGAAGCTCCAGAGTATATAGCAAGACATGGTATAGGTAAAACAATAGGAAAAGCTTTAGCATTCTCTACTTTTTCAGCAATTGCTTTAGGCTCTCAAGCTGTGCCTATTATGGCTCCAACAGAAACTGCTTACTCTTTAGCTAAAACATTTGTCAACACGCTTGCACCAATATTTGGAGAAGATGAAGTATTTACTGATAGAAACTTTGCGGAGTTGGTATTAAAAGAATTAGACTACCGTGTATTAAAGACAGGCTTACTTGACCCTAACGAAAGAGTTAACTTCTACACAAGCTTTGGCTCTGCTTTACTCCAAGCAATAGCTGGAGCAGAAGCTCAAGGCTGGGATACAAATCCGTTTATACACTCTTTTAAAGTTGGTTTAGATTTTATCTCTAAGATAGGAGCAAGCGGTGTTATATCTCCAACTGCTGGCTCTTATGTTGCTGATATTCCCGCTCCAGCTTTTTCAATAATACAAAACATAGTTAAGAAGAGTATGTTTGGAAGCGACGACCAAGTAAAAACAAACCAAACTATACTTGCTATATTACAAAGCTTTCCGATTACAAACAACCTTTATAAAGAGATTGCAGGCAGGTCTTTAGTAAAAGGTGTAGGCGAGAGTGGTAAAGAAGAGATATGGCAACCATCACTACCGCAGGAGATATTGTCTAAAGAAGGGCAAGGTGTAATAGGTTTAGCTCACTTAGTAGGCTTTATGTTATCACACGCTGATGCAATCTTTAATGGAAATGAAATACAAAAAGCAACAGAATTGTTTAGGTATGAGTTAGCTACTGATGAAAAGAAAAAAGAAATGTTCTCACCTGTTAAAAATCCGCCAGGCACAGACTATTATAAACTCCTTAACTTCAAAGACTACAATGTGTTTAGAAATAAACCTGAAGATATAATTGCTACATTGAGATATATTCCTGAAAATGATTTACCAAAAGTTAAAACAAGAGCTGATGATTTGATAGTTAAAAATTTAAATAATATTGTAAAACTTGTAAAAGAAGGTAATTACACAGATAAAGAATTAACAGAGATTAAACATAGATACGAAGCTTTACAAAACTATATAATTGTTGCTGACTACTTAGGCTGGGATAAAGTTGATGATAACTTAACTTTAGACAAAATTAGAGACGCACATAAATCTCTTTACAAAGTATTGAAAGATAAAGGAATTGATGTAGATTATAAAGATATAGTAAAAGTAAAAAGAAAACTGGAGAGCGGAAAAGTTGGATCTACATAACTTACTCACATTTTTAAGTGCAGTGCAGATTTTGGCTACTCTCATACTCATACCTGTGATAAAATTTATTTTAGACACTAAAGTCCAGATGGAGAAGGAAAGAATTATGATAGAATTGATATTAAAAGATTTAGAAGAAATTAAACAAAAGATAAAGGAGTTGGACGATGCAATCTAAAAAAGCTAAAAAAGTTGTTGAGATTGATAAGGGCTTTTACAAGCTTTTAGTTGAAGTGGAGATTGACGATATAACAACTGAGCTACCCGAGATTGGAGAAGGAGTAGCTCAGGTTATAGCTGATGCAGTTGAGAAAAATAAAGAGCGGGATAAGAAGAAAAAGAAGAGTGGTTAATCCCACTCTCTTACTTGTATAATACTGCCATTATCAATTGTTTTAAAATTGAAAATATAGACTGTAAAACCTCTGCTTAACCAACCTAAAAACTTCGCTTGGTGAAGTGAGAGCTTGCCGTTGTTAAGCTTCACTTCAATAAAAGCAGGCTTTAACACTTCACTATAAGGCTTTTTATAGCTTACTGATATAAAGTCAGGAAAGCCTCTAATGATTGGTGTATATAATTTTACTGCTTCATCAAATACATAATCTTTTAAAAACTTATAAGTCTCTTTTTCTTTCTGAAAGATTTTGTTCGTAGGAATTTCAAGTATCTTCTTCATCTTCCTCAACCTCCATCAAAGCTTCTAAATCGGCTTTTCTCTTTTTCACATCTTTAAACAATCTCCTATAACACCTTTCGCATAACTCAAACTGATATCTATCTCTACCTTTCATAACATCAACAAAAACTATCTCATCCATTAAAGTAGAAGCTTTACATAAATCACAGACATACATTATCATTGAGCTTCCTCCTTTTGCCAAATTTCTTTTATTAAGTTTATCTCTTCATTGGATATAAGCTTAAGCCCTGTTTGTTTTTCTGCTTCTAATAACTTGTCTAATAAAACCTTCCTAAACTCTAATGTAAAACCGCCTTTTACTACTTTACCTTTTCTGATTTTATCTCTCCTTAACTCAGGCTTTTTAGAGCTTTCTAATAAAAGCTTTCTATACTCTGCCAAAGGTTTTAACCAATCTTCGCCGTTTTCAATTAAAGAGCTTAAGGATTTTTCTTTTTCAACAACCGTGCAAGTCCAACAACCAAACCTACTATTACCACAGGAGCTACTTTCTGAGCCTTCTTTAAGCTCTACTATAACAGGGCAGTCTCCCGCATTCGCTTGTTTGTATAAAGCAAATAGTTCTCTATTATCTACACCAAAAGGTGAAGGATTTCTAAGTAAGTAATCCCAAACATCTTCTACACTCCAATCTCTAATAACAGGATAAATCAAAGCACCTTTTAAAGAGTTATGTTTAAGGAATAAGCTATTGTCTATAGATTTCTCTTTTATAGTTCTGCTTCTGTTTTTACTCTCCGATGACCTTACTCCTAACACTATGATAACCTCACCATGCTTTGAGATTTTATCTTTTACAAAATTATTAGTAGGTCTAATCTTTAACCTATCCGTGCACCATCTAAACTTTCTTGTCGGAGCTGTATAGCCTTTACCGATTACACAAGTCCAAAAACTCTCTTTTAACTCAGGCACTACTTTCTCTACATAGAAAGGCAAGCCTTCTCTTTCTGCTGTCTCTTTTATCTTTTCTAATGTTTTATCTAAGTAATTGACTACTTTAGGAATTTCTACAAACGTGTCTGAAGATATGATATAAACAGGATTAGTAAGCTTGTCTTTAATTTGTGATAAAGCCTCCCAAACTAATTGTAAAGAAGCTGTGCTGTCTTTACCGCCACTAAAACCGACAACAAACGGCTTATTCTGAGATAAATAAACTTCTTGGATTTCTTTATACTTTTGCTTTAAATCCATTTAACACCTCCTAAGATTTTGCTATTGATTTTATCACATCTGGCTGTTCTACTTCAAGCTTAAAATATTTTATAGGTAGTTTAGATTTACTGCATATAAAATCCCAAGCCTGCTCCATTTCTTGTCTTAAAGCATTTGCTATATCGGTAGCTTCATCTTTATGACATTCAATAATTATCTCATCGTGTATAACATTTGCTATGTCTAATGAAGGATATTTTTGTTTGAGATTGATTAGAGTTTGTTTTAATAACTCAGCTCCACTTCCTTGTATTTGCAAGTTTAAAGCTTCGTTGAAAGATTGTGTTCTATACTTTCTACCAAGTATAGTAGAGCCTTCGTAATAGTTTGAAGAGTATAACTTCTCTTTAATTTGTAAATGTTTTCTTGCTATCATTGGATATGTCTCCAACCATTTATGTTTAATAAACTCTCCTTCTTCTTCTGTTAAAGCAATGCCTGTGTTTGTATAAACATACTTGGAAAAAGCCCGCCCACTCATTCCGTAAAGCAAGCCGAAGTTAGCCGATTTACTTATCTGTCTTTCTGTTTTATTCACTGCTTCCATATCTTTGTTATAGATAACTGAAGCAGTGTATTTATGTAAATCTATACCTTCTTCGAAAGCTTTAATCATATTATCCTCTTGCCAAATTAGACTTCCAAGCCTGAGTTCTATTTGTGGGAAGTCTGCTATTACATACACTTTATCTTCATCTTCAGTAAAACCAAACACACTCCTTAACTCTCTTGGTATTTGCTGAATGTTCTCATTGCTGCAAGTCATTCTACCGCTCTTAGCTCCAGCAACATTAAACTTACCATACACTCTATCTTGGTTAAATTTTTCAATGAAGTTTAAAAGCTTAGAAATCTTTCTATACTCTAAGATTGCTTTAGCTGTTTCATTGCCTTTGTAAGCAAGGTCTTGTAATATCTCTTTATCTGCTTTTGGTGTATTTAAATGCGTAGCTACTTGTTGCGGGGATAAAGGATTAAAATCAAATCTAAACTCTTTTAATCTTTTCTCAAGCTCAGCCTTTCTTTCATTTAACTTTCTTTTATTCACTTTTAATCCTACTCTGTGAATATCAAGCATCATCTTAGCCACGAATAAATCCATTCTATATACTCTATTGTGTGTAAAGAATTTAGGTTCAAGATTAAGGATTGCTTTATAAAGTTTTGGTAAATACAATACATCCGTTGAAGCATACTCTAACTGTTCTTGAGTAAAGAATAGCCCGCCAAAGCCTTGCTTTTGCATTTTCTTTTTGTCTATCTTTATATCTAAATTCAATACATTGTTTAATATATCATACAAGCCGAAGCTTTCTTGGTCGTAATAAAC